CACAGACTTACCAAAAAGAAATAAATTCTAAGGTGATTATATGGAAGACCAAACGTTAAGAATTGAAATACCCGGATGTGCAGTTACTAAGACCGACACGTTACTTACTGAATGGGAAGATTTGACAGCAGCTAATGGATGGTCCCCAATTACATTTAGTGGGATTCCTAGTTTAGTAATGGGCTGGAGAGGTACTATTGATTTGAGTGGCTATGCTCGGGATTACAAAACATTCTATCCAGATGGGGGGGTAATTCAAGAAGGCCCTTACTGGATTGCGTTTGCGGGCTTTGGACAAACCTCTGCTACGATAGTATCATCAGTACCTATTGACATTGAACAATTTGCATTAACTATTCTTGCAAACAGCACACCCGGTTTAATTGTGGATCCAATAGCAGGAGTTGGAATGACTGGAACTAATGCTCAGAACTGGGAAACAACTTTGTTTTGTGAAACCCAAGTAAATTTAATCAATGCTAATTTGCCCGATCTAGGAATCTGTCAACCAATTACAAATAAACAAACAGGTTCTCTTTCTCCAACTGCTGCTGATACTTTATACGTTGCAAAAATTGTGATTCCAGTTACAGTTTCAAATGCGACTGGGACTACATTATCGATTCCAGCCTCACGTGTAATCCTTCCGGGTAAGATGGCTGAGGAAGCAGACATACAATACATGATGAGATTGTCACGATCAATCGAGCTTGCCAATCAGGTGTAAACATGAATCCAGCGATGGATTTCCTTCTGAAGAAAAAAGGGCCATTAGGTTTAATCCCTTTTCTTCGAGCTTTGAAAGCTACTGCAGAACTCGCCGAAGAAGTTGCTTACCGCGGAGCACGTGGAGACTTCATTGTTGAAGGTGGAGGATTGAAACCGGGTGATGCTGTCAGTGGAACCGAAATGTTCACGCCAGCAATTCGACGTTACGAATCATCAGCTCTTCGATCGTCAAGAATCATTTGATTCAATAAACTTGAATCGAATGTGTCCTTTACTTTCCCACGTACAACTGCAATGATTAGACCATGGACAAATCACTGTAACGTCTTCACCATCGCTAAAAGATTCATAGTGAAGGTACTCTTCAGTAAATTCAACTTCTTCGAGAGCTCCACGTTGATCCAGGTGATTGTCTTCGATGTGCTTACGTAGATCCTGGACTAAAGGCCAGTACCAAGGTAGACTCATTCGACATCACACACCGGACACTTGTAATTTAAATCTCGAGGAGCAATCATGCGCACAAAACAGCCCGTACACATTGTTCCAGCATTGTAATGACTTACGGCAAGGTCTTCAATTGTAGGTTTACTCATTGTTCATCGCCCTCTTCAAATCCTCAACAACTCTAAAGTTTGGAAACCCTTTACCGTCGATTGAGTGATACGGAATAAACTGAGGTATTGCAATCCAACAGTCTGCCGCATGCGTCGGTAGTTCTGAAGCATCGTAGAGTCCAGCTTCTTTTTCATCATGAGTGTACCCTTTGCAGTCAAGACGCCAGTAACCTTTGCCCTTCTGAACATCGTAAATGTAAAACTTCATGCTTCATCCTCCTCCATCTGATGCATCAATAGAGCTATTTGTTTTTGATATGCTACGAGTTGAGCCGTAGCCTCAAAGCCCAGAGTCTCAATCAATGCTGAAATGCATTGAGAGGTCTTGTAGCCCTTGTTTTTCAGTAATTTAAGTACCCTATCGGCACGGTCGCTCACGGTTATGGAGTATTGGTTCGCCATGTTCTATCGTAAATAATAATGTTATTTAGTATCTACGGAAAAAAAACCCTACGGGAGAATAATATAGGGGGGGCTGTAACAATAGGGGTGGAGGTCGGGGACGGGTGGTTTGTGAACTGAACTCGCTTCGCTCGCAAAGATAGGCTGCAGATTTCTGGGGGAACCTATGATGAACGGTTTAGTTTATACACCGTCGAGTAACCCAAGGTAGTATGGCGACCGCAAAAACTGGCTCCTTTTATCTGACTGAAACTGTATCTATCCCTGTTGGCACTCCTGCCGGTGGCCGAGTTCAAGGCACAATTGACTTGGGAGCTTACGTTAACGTAGCAACCGGCCAAGCAATTGCAATAGACTCAGTAGACTTTGTATGGCAATTAGGTGCCGATTTCGGTAATGACGTCGGTGGAATGCTAGCATCAAATGGGGCTTTGAGTTCCCAACTCGTAGATCTAAACCCTGGAACTACGTTTGTTAGAGCAGACAATCAAAGTTTGATTAGTTCTGGAGCTATGAACATCGACGTTGCCAACTCCATTGCTACTCATACCGCCGATCTCTACCCAGACAACTTTGGCCCAACTGCACTAAGTGAAGCGTTTATGGTTGTCAATGACACACTATACCTTGTTGCAGGAAATGACAATGGAGCTACTTCGGGACTGTCTGAAGTATTCTGTACTGCACGTATCCGCGCTCGTGTTGTTAAACTAGGTAACAAAGACTGGATGGCCCTTGCACTACAATCGACCGCTTCTGACAACTGAGGCGATCTCATTGGCATGCGAAACGTGCAGACTCCTAAAGGAGTTGCTTGAGAGTGCTGGCGTTACTCCTAAAATTGCTGGGCCCGTTAGTAAGTTGGCTGAACCGACGGAGAGGAAAGTCAAGCGCAAGGCTTCGGATTACAGTAAGCGCTATGGCCGAAACTTCAAACGAATCGCCTCCAAGTACAAACTCAAATCCGGAGCTTGGGCTAAGAACGGATTTAAGCGAGCACAAAGAGAAGCTCACAGACTTACCAAAAAGAAATAAATTCTAAGGTGATTATATGGAAGACCAAACGTTAAGAATTGAAATACCCGGATGTGCAGTTACTAAGACCGACACGTTACTTACTGAATGGGAAGATTT